GCGATTTCTGGAAATAATTCTTTTATACTATCTAAATAGCAACGGTTGATCCAAGCCCCAATAGCTTTTGCTGAAACAGATGGATTAGCTATCGAGCGTGGTTTGGCAGATTTCTTAGAGTAATGTACTTCATTTGCCTTCTGAAAAAAGGTCATCATGGTATCGATTTTATGTCTGTCAAAGAATTGATCATATCCTTGTTGATAACTGGCTCGCTTGCAACTTGGTACTGTCTCTAGATATTGTTGAAAAGTCATTGTCTTAGGTTGCCAACCAGTTAGTTGCAATCTACGATCGATCTCAGCTTTGGCAAATGTACAAAACTCAGCAGCAGTAGTTTTATCTTGGCTATGTCGATGACCAAATTGTCGACAAAATACGGCATATGCGGTATTCTCGGTATTTACGGGAAATACGTAGGGTTGTTGTTTTTTAGCTGAAGCATAAGTTAGTCCTGTCTCCACTAATTTTTTGCGAATATTATCTTTGCGCTCAATTAAGATTGTATTATTGTCCATACGTTTGGCTAAACGAATTGCGCCTTTTAGTATATCTAATCCATTTTCTAATTGCATTTTTATGTCTTCTTTTTTATCTATTTTTATTGATTGCTTTACCAAAAACCCGTTTTCCTCTTTAAAATCAGTGGAGCCTAAGAAGACTCTTTTCTCCGCCTCGTCTTCGACAATTTTAGAGACAGAGAACCCGATTGTTTCTAGCCCTGCTGTCTCTAAAGTATGGTTTTCTGGCATATAGCTCTGTTGTTGTTCATTTAGAATTAATAAATTTTCTTCGGGTATCGGGTCCATGGGCCCCCTGGGTACGTTAATTACACCATTTGTGTGGAAATTAAAGCCATCATTATTAACTACTTCTCGGTAAGTATGAGCATCAGATATGCCCACTTCTTCAACCGTTCGGCGGAATGTCTGGACTAGTTCATTGTACGTCTCTTTCATTGATATAGTAAATGAATCTATAAGGTTGAGTTTTCGGAAATCTTTAATTGCGACTGAGCCATCTTTAATGAAACGTACTTTATGGCGCTTATTATTATCTTTGTTATCTTTAAACCCTTCATTAACAAATGTTATATTATCTTCTAATTCTTTATCTTTCTTTATTGCCTCTTTCATTGAATCGTATACTATGTTGGCTGTTGAAATGGTTTTAATAGCTTCT